GCAGTTTCAACGGGTTTTGCAGTTGGTGGTTTGGGTGCCTGCGGTGCTGGTGCTTCGGCTGGTTTTGCCGGTGCTGGTTTTGCCGGTGCTGGTGCTTCGGCTGGTTTTGCCGGTGCTGGTTTTGCCGGCGCTGGTGCTTCGGCTGGTTTTGCCGGTGCAGGTTGATTTTTTGGACCTGGTGGTGCCGGTTTTTCTTCTTTCTTGGTTTCCTTTTCAGCCTTCTTAGCTTCGCGTTCACGCTTCTTGGTTTCTTTAACCATATTTTTCAAGGCTTTTCGTCTGGTTTTGGTAGCCTCGATAAACACATCCACCACCTCTTTGTGTCTATCATCACGCATTTTCTCATTCATTTCTTTAAATGAATCTAGTGTGTCTTGTTCTTGCATATCATCACTTCTGGATTTTTCCATAAAAGATAACATTTTCTGTAAAACCCTTGTTGCTTTTTGTGAACCACCGGATGACATACTGGGAGCAGTGTAGTTATTGAAGTAACTGGATTCTCGTCTAGGTGTATATTCTTTTTTACCCGCAAAGTAATTTATGTCAGAAGACTTCCTACCAAGAAGTCTACCGAGCATTGCTGGTGCGAGATTGCTTCCACCAGTTAGAACTTTTGCGATATTGAGTGGATCGAATTTTTCTTTTAAGCCAACTGAACGGGCTTTCGATCTATCAGACAAAGCAGAACGTGCGGAAGAAAAGACACCTTGACCAGAAGTCAGTTTGTCTGTCATTAAATCTGCGAAGCCTTTTTTTCTTATTTTGGCTGCCTCGTAGTAATTCATCTAATTTTTCTCTCGTTCTGTTTCTGTTTTAGTTTCTGATTTTCATCCTCAATATATTGTATAAGCATACTAACGTATACATCACGTTCCCACGGTATCATATTCTCAAGTTCCGTTAGGGAATACTTATGATGTTGAATCAAAGAGAAATTAGTTTTATAGTAATTTCTCAGGTTATCATGACCAAATATTAGCCGAAAAAACTTTCGAGCCCTTCAACATCAAGTTTATGTTCAAAGCCACAGCGCGAACATTTCATTTCAATTTTCTTTTCAAGTTTAGGAAGATTTGCAAAGAAGTCTTCAATCTTAGCAAATTGCTGTTGATTAAGATTCTCAATAAATTCTACTAATTCTTCTGTTGTTGTTTCTTTTGCATAATAGAATTGTTCACCATCATAAATGTATTCAACAGAATCCGCAATCATTTCAAATGCAATGTCCGAAACGTTAGTGAGTTTCGATAACTTGTTAATCACGGAGAATTCTGGATACTTCAGTTTTATTGAAATTGTATCAGTGAGTTGAATAACATCATTGTTCTCTTTTACATCCTCAATTTTGATATCAAGAAGATTGAGTGATGTTTCCATGATATTACCACAGGCGGAACCCTCAACTTGATTGTCACAACGGTATTTGTTCTCGACAATTTCACCAACAGACCTAGCACGTAGATTTAGGAAATAGTATTCAACATCAAGAACCGGTAGTTTTTCAATGTCAATGTCCTCTGTTATTGTACAGTTGTTTAAAACTTGTTTAACGTTTTGTTCAATCGATTTAGAATCACCTGATTCCATTGCCATCAACAAGTTCTTTTGTTCTTTCACAAGGAAAGGTCTAAAGCGAACATGCTTCTTTGATAGTGGTAAATCCAATTCATAAACCGGTGTATCGATTTTTGGTAAAGCCATAATTTATTTCTCCATTTTAAAAATTGTCAATTATCCAAGAAAACCAGGTCTGCCTGCTTCACCGGGTGCTTGTACAAAGGTTGAATTTACATCGAAACCAGTTAATGGTCGAGGTGTAAACATCGAATCTGCAATCACGTTCTCCAAATAATCCATTGCAAGAGTTTCTAATGAGTTATCGCGCCAGCTTGTGTATGCAAAAGTCACGGTGAGTTTGTGATAACCATCAGAAGACCAATTTAAATCCATACCATTTACGGCAATAGGGAATGCATCAATCAAATCAACCGAATATGAAACTTGATTTTCAACGTCATACTGATTGATTCTAAGTGCAACAGAATAATCTTGTTTGTATTTCAAATTGTAACTTGAATTTGGATTAATCCAGTTGAGCCATGCATCAAAGAACTTCTTTTCTTTCATATCATCAGACACAATAAAAGTGAGTGACATATCATTGTATGATGACATATATGGGAATTTCTCCTCAACACCATAAATCTTCATTGATGTTGTGGCAATCGTGCGACCAGGTAACTCTGCGTTCTCACAACGCATTGTAAGCATTCTTGATGTTCCACGATAAGGGACCAGCCCAAGTGGTACTGGAATGTTAACATCGAACTTACTTGGTCTCGCAAGTTCTTTTGAAAAACTGGATTTGAATTCTGCTATTGAGCCGGCCATTAGTACACCTTACTGTTTGCTTTTTCTATTGATTCTTTGTGAACTTGTGAAATTGGTGCTTTCATAAAGTTCGCAGTCGGTAAAAATAGTGCTGTTTCCCATTCTTCTGGTTGCACTGTCAGAATTTTAGACTTAATTTGCTGGTTCAAGTAGTGTTTCAGGCAAGGTCTAAATTCTTTATATCTTTGTGTGGACGCTAAAATTTCATACGTTATTTGTAATCGTTGCGGTTCATTATCTACTGTCATTACAGCAAGACCCATTAATTTATCGAGAAATGCGGCTCTGTATTTTGGTGGAAGATAATGTAAATTCAAACCGAGAAAACCATCGTCTTTCTTTTTCAGTGGAATTACCAACGGAAAAATATCATAATAAGGAAGGTCTCTTTTAGTAAGTGGATCATAGAAGAAGTGGTACAAGCCACCCATCTGAAACATACCACCTTGTCTTGATTTTTCTTTTGCTATCTCTTTGGCTAAAACCATGGGAGACTTCAATTTCTTCATTCTATCTTGTAACCATGTGACTGACTTTCTGGACAAAAAAGTTTGTTCCAGAGCAGTCTTTTGTTGAGCAATTTGTGTTAGTGTTGAAGCCATCCTCTATTTAGTCTAGAATCGGTAAGCAATTAAATCGTAGTTATCAATAAAAGTCTTATAACCAAGTTGTTCAAGTTTCCAACGCATCCACACGGTTTTAGTGTAGGTGATGTGTGCAATCTCAATCTTGTATAGGTCAGCCGTTAGGCCTTGTTCCAAGAGTTGGAGGAAGATGTTATAATCATAACCCTCTGTGTCAATTTGAATGAAGTCGTACTCTCTACCATATTTTTCATATAGTTTTTGAATAGTAACACCTTTAACCTTTTCGGTAACCATGTGCGGTACGATTTCATCGATGTGATTATTTGGTAGTAATGTTGAACAACCTTCTGCCCAATCTGGAACACCATCAACACCAATTTTGTCTTGTGGAACACGATAAATTGTAACATCTTCTGTGTTAGCAATAGCCGAATTTTCAAACTTTAGACCATTTTTAAGAAAGTAATTTTCAACCAACTTTTCAAACATATCTGGTAGTGGTTCAACTAGAACACCAGTCCAATCATAACTCATCACATAAGGATACAAATCATCATGTTTTACACCATCCATGGCACCAATCTGTAGAAAGTGTATCTTATCATTTTTAATTCTGTTGTACTGATTTAAAATCTCTTTAAATGTTTTTGGTTGTGTCGGTTGTGTCTTAGTAAGCCATTCAAGTTCTTTACGTTCAGTGTTCTCGGTGTACCAGCCAGTGCCTTTAGATACATTGATAATAGATTCAAAGTATTCTTTGTACATACCACCAATCTTCTTAAAATTGTAGTTTTCTTCTGCCCATTCCCGGCAAGCATGTGGTGAAATCGTATCGATGTTCTTAGCCGCCCATAAGAATTGTTCAAATGTACGGCAACGGAATCCAGTAACTCCGTGTTGCACAGTCTCGGTGAATGCACCCCAATCAACAGTGATGACGGGTGTTCCTGACAGCATTGCTTCAATAGCAACGTATCCAAATGGTTCATTATAGATTGTTGGACAGAACAAACCTTTTGCACCAGCCATAAGTTTCTTGCGTTTCTCTACGTCAGCATAGCCAACATATTCAACATGTGATGGCCATTCTGTGCCGAGATTACAGTCACTTGGACCATAACTTGTACCAGCTAGAATCAACTTGACACCAAGTTTTTCACAGACTTGAGATGCAATATCAACACCTTTAGACCACATTAAACGGCCGCACATCATAAAGTAATCTTCTTTTTTTTCTCTAAATTCAAACTCATCTAAATCAAAACCTGAGGGTATAGCGGCGTCATAGAATTTATATTCGGCAGTTGATACTTTATCTGGACCTTGAAGCCCATGCATCACAGCATACGATTCATATACTTTGTAAGGTGCAAATGATGAGGGGTAACCAATTGATGGTTCTACACATAGCAGGTCTGAATGTGCATCACAAACTGGTTTCTGAGCAAGCCCAAAGAAACAGAGTATGATATCATGTGGTTGCTTTCGCTTCTCAATCTCTTTGATACAATTTGTATTGAACGTTTGAAAGACCTCATCAGTCTGATTATATTTCAAGCCTTGATTCTTCCAATCATATATTCCGTAAACACGTTCAAGCAAAGCACGATCTGTTACTGTAACATGTTCATCACAAATTACGTCAGATTCTTCATGACCATAGTGAATGACATGCATTCCCATTTCTTTATACATTTTACAAAAGTTAATTACTTTTTGAGTAAACGCACAAACAGTGTACTCTTTGGTCGATGCTGTATGTGGCACCGCCAATACATGGAGTCTAATCATTTCAATCCTAAATCATGTTCAGTTAATACTTTAAAAGTCCAGCCACGGTCGAGACAGAATTCCGTTGCGGCTTTCCATTTTGCTTCATTTATACCCCAAGTCACCACCTCTTGAATGTATTGCTTGGTGACCTTCTTCTTTTTCTCTGGTGGTTTTGTCTGTCGTGCAGGTTTTACCTCTAAGATCATCACCTTCATTGTATCATCTTTTTGCTTAACTTTCACGTAAAAATCAGGAAAATAACGGTGAACACGGTTGTCTACCGGAGACCTGTACGGTATCACCAGTTCTTCTGAACCCCATTCGATAATTGAATCATTATTGTCGAGCCAAGTCATAACCCTACATTCCCAAGTGGAACGGTACACAATATTTGAGAAATCTCCACGATATTTTTGTGGGTTTCTAGGTGAAAATCTACCTGAATATGCCATATAAATAGTTATATTACCTTCTCTAATAACAAAAACACATGCCAATATCTATCCCGACCTCAGTTGCAGGTATTTCCATTCCAGGTGCTGTGAATGGTCCTTTGAACCTGCTGTATGGTAATAAGTATGATAAGACGAACTATAGATTTCCGCGGGATGTTGGTTCAAATCCAACACGACAGCATGTAATTCTGTTTACGATTAAAACACCCGAACCAGGTAATTTAGGTGGAGTTTTATCCGATTTAGCAACATCAGGTACAAAAATTGTTACAGAAGGCGGTACCGCATTAGGCACTGCGGCACCCCAAGTAGCTACAGGTAATGTTGAAGGCGCACAAAAAACGATCATAGAAGCAGGTCAAGCCATTGGTAGTAGTAAGAATGCGGAAACTTTTGCATCGGCAACAAGTACGCTAACAAACACTAAACTGAGCCGTAAAATAGGTGATTCTATTGCACTTTATGTGCCAGACACGGTCAATGTAAGTTATAGCGCACAATACGATGATACGTTTTCATTAACAGATGCACTGGGTAAACCATATTTCTTAGCACAAGGTGCAGTATCACTATTTAACACTTTTAAAAATGCCGGTTCAGAAAGTGCAATCAATACAATCAATAAAGCAGGTAATGATCCGTTTGTTCGTACCGCTGTCGCAAGTTTAATTGATAAAGTTGCGGGCACAAATATAAAA